CGTTGTCCATTACGATTTTAATGGTGCCCGGCACCACCGAGCCTTCCCGGTTGAGATTTGTGGGCCGGTACTTTTCACCGCCCAGGGCATAGGCGATAGCGTCCAGAACAGAGGTCTTCCCCTGCTCATTGTCCCCGCCGATGATCGTCAGCCCGTTCTCGCTGGGCCGGATCCGGACCGCCTTGACCCTCTTGATGTTCTCAATCTCCAGCTTATTTATCTTCATTCCTCTCCTCCTTCCCCTTCTGGATGATAAAGGCGTGCACCTCGTCCTCTGTCCATCCGCCGTACTCTTTGCCGATATGCTCATAGGTCTCCCCAGCTTTCCGTCTGGCCCGGAGGTCTGTAATGTCCAAAGGCCGCTTGCCGTCTGTCTGGATGGGTTCGGAAGTCTTCTCAGCCGCTTTCTGTTCAGCGTCCTTTTTCAGGCGGTATCCGATTGTGACATCGGCAACGCCGTATTTCTTAGCAATCTTCACATTGGACCATCCTTCTGCCTTCAGCTTCCTGATTTCATCCATAGGCAGGTCAACCTTTTTGCCCTGCTGTGTCTTCTTCCCGCCCTTTTTGCACTGCTCCGGGGTGGACTGTCTGGGTATCACTTTTTCTTCCTCCTTCGCTACGTCCTCAACGATTTCCTGAATCTCTTTGGCTTCTACCTTGCTGATAGCCCCGGCTGCCTGTGCGTCTTCCAGAGCCTCCGTAGCAGCGCAGACGCTGCAGATTTTCATGCTCTCGTCACGCCGTGAGATTGCAGGGGTTTCAAAGAACTGCCGTCCGCAGACCGGGCAGATGTGTCCTGCAGGCTGAGTTTTCATCTGGTATTCCAGATGTGCGATGTGTTCGTCTTTCACCGTGATCTCCTGCTTGAGCTCTGCGATCCTTTCAGACGTTGTGTTCTGCAGGCTTTCATATTCCGCCATAGGGACCATGCTGTCCGGCTGTGACTTTGCCAGAATCAGGTAGATGTTCTGGTCCCCGGCCAGTTCCCGGATTATGCCCAGCTCCGTAGCCATCTCCAATGTCTTCCTGTACTCTTCCAGCGGAATCGTGATACAATCAGTACAGGAATTGTTTCCCGGCCCCACGATAGGTGTTGCAGCACCTGTGGGGTCATTTGTGTTTCCGATCATCATGTTGTTTCCTCCTTTAATTTGAAATTCTGGTCATATACCATGGACGGGTCTACCGTTGTTTCCGGGATTACGAATCCATCTTCCTGCTGGAGCCATGCCAGCTGATCGGGCCAGCTCATGGTCTGTTCGAATCCATGGTTGAAAAACAGCCCCAGCTGATTCGTTTTGAACGTCCACAGGAAGTTGTTCAGCTCCTCGTCTGTCATATTTCTGATTTTGTCTGCGTTACTCAGGGTCAATCACCTCCTCTCTTACAACTGTGTCCCCTGCCATCTCAATAATCATCTGCGGAACATAAACCTCTTTCAGCATGTCCAGCATCATGTCTACCGAGAGACCGCCCTTTGTCATCTTTGCCATCTGCAGAAGCAGTCTGGCTATCACCTTCATGGTGGTGTCCCCCGAAGCCATCGACATAAGTCTGGAGTTTTCTCCATTCTCGTCTGTCTCGTATTTGATAATCTCTTTCACCTTTCGCTCCTCTTAATCTTTCCGTGGGTACATGATTTAACGCACCCCGCCTTCACGTCATCCAGTGCCCTCTTTGTCTTCTTTACCTTCCACACCAGTGTCAGGTGTTCCTGCCGGTTCTTAGCAAATTCAGCGTACTTCGGACACTTGGCGTGACATTCACTCGTTCTGTCCTCACAGCCGTAGCAGGGACTTTTCTTCAGTGCCATTTTTACCACCTCTCAGATGTGTATAGATCCTGTACAATTCTCCGTCCGGCGTGGCCCGCAGACAGTACGAATGGTGTCCGCAGATGCAGACCTCGCAGAACACGCTGTGCTGTTTGCGTCTGGCATCACCTAACATCGTGTCGCGAATATCGGCAAATCTGGACGTTGAATATGTGACGCCGTCCGTTTCATAGATAAATCTTCCCGTCATTCCCATTCCTCCATGTCCATAACGACGATGCGCGATTCCAGAACCAGATACCCCAGAAGGCACCCAAGCAACGTGATTGATACCAGTGTCTGCCTCTGACTGCTCAGGATCGCAAGCGCGGTCACAGCCAGGAATCCGTCAATAGCTAATCTGATTCTCACTTCTACCTCCTATCTGATTACATAAAGTGTCGTCCCCGTCCGGCAGTGCTTATACACCCAGTCAGCCATACTGTTCTCTGTCCTGATACACGCCGGGCTGTTGTGGGCTCCCAGCTTGCCGCCCAGAAGGTATACCCTGTCATACCTGTACCTTGCTGACATGTGATATGTCAGGCTGTGTATGCCCCAGCCGCCGGAAGTCATAGAGCAGGACCAATACTGCCACTTTTTCCCTTCCCGATTGGTGTACACTAGCCGGTCCGTCTTCCATGAGATTCTGTGCTGTCCTGCCGGGGTCTTCGTGGTCTTTGTCCCGGGTATGTTTGCGGCAGAAGAGCAGGGCGCTGCTTTTACCAACTTCCGCTTGCCTTGTTTGCCCTTGTAAGCAAAGAGGCACATGTGTCCATATCTCAGGTCAGCTATAATGGCATAATCCGTCCTGCTGGATACCGACTTGCCCTTCTTCTTCACGTCAGCGCTGGGGGTCTTTGAATATTTGCCGTGGTCGAAAAAGAGATTGATGCGGACGCCATTCTTATCGAACATCTGATACTTCTTTTCGTTCTCTGCTTTTTCAATCTCGACCTCTTCTTTTGTCTTCTGGCGTTTACCCCTTTTGGCGTTGTCAGCGTAGACCGGCTGTACAGCCAGAGCACAGGCCAGCAGGATTGCTATCAGGCGCTTCATAGCTTCCTCCCGCACATGGGGCAGAAGTTGATTTTTGTCTCCACGCCGTCATAGTCTCCCTGAGTTACGTGGAGCACGTTTTTGCAAATCATTCCGATCAGCCAGATGTCCCGGCCGTATAAGCGGCCGACCTTTCGCTGAATAAGGTTTTTCCTGTCGCTCGGAACATCACCGTCTTCCATGTAGCAGTATTTACATCCTTCGCTCATTCCAGTCCTCCGTAAATGCTCGTCATGTGTCCTTCGCTGTCGAACGTGTACACACCGCCGTACACCTCGACCGTACCGGTGACCATCTGGCCGTACCGCCAGTCATCGGTCTCACGCTCAGAAAAGTAGTACACATCGTCTCCGATGGTATGGAAACCGACCAACATGTCCTCTTCACTCCAGCCCCCTGTGTTCCAATAGCAGAAGACCGCATCTCCTTCTCTTATCCAGACGTGGGTCTGCTGATGATCGCCGTCATGGTAGTCTTCCGCAGCCATGGCCGGGGTAGCTGCTATCATGCAGGACAGCAGGATCATAAGTATCTTTCTTTTCATTTCGTTCCCTCCTTAATGCTTCCGTCATGACCTTGTAGGCGGTCTCCCTGGTATCTGGAACCGGTAAACACCTGACTGATGACAGGATCCTGCCGTCTGCCATGACGTGTGTTACTTTCATGTCGCGCATGTTTAACCCTCTGTACTTTCGTCTGACGCAAGTACAGGGCATAAAAAAATACGCCCCGCCTGTTCGGGCTCCAGATTCAGAGCCCATGTCAGCTTCTGGAGCACAGCTCCGGACGGATACGACTTGCCATTGGCTATATCAGAAATCGTATTCCGGTTTACTCCTGAAGCCTCTGCCAGCTTTTCGAATGTGGTGTATCCGCACTCGATCATCCGGATTCTAAACGCTTTTGTGTCTACTTTATACATTTCCTACCTCCTTTCCTGATGATTTAAAGACTGCCGGCGGATTTGAACCGCCTGACCCGCTGTGATTACTACATATACTTTGCAAATCGCGTCTGAACTGCAATCGGTGCTACCCGATATCGACAGTGTGCCGGGCCACAGCCAAGAAAGAGGATTCTCCTTTCCGCCCTGTGGGCTTAACAACTGATTTTTTGATCCCGGATATTAACTTGTTACTTGTGACTGCATTATGCGGGTGCTCCCTGTGAGCATGGCAGTCCGCCGGAGCCGTCGTCGCAATGGTCTTTTGGGTGGTATGTACTGCATAAAATTGTTTACTGTTCTCTTTTTTTGCCATCGCTCATGCGTCCGACTTACGTTTGGCGCAAGTTAATAATAACATTACCTTGCGCGCTGTGCAAGAGTTTTTTTGCGTTTTGCGAAAAAATAATTATGAATCACTTGTTATAATTTGCATAGAGCGTATACTATTAATAAGAAGCAAAACTTATTCAAAAGATATCCGGAGGACATGATCATGAAAGAGAGTGGAATCAGATATGACAGAATCAAAGCCTTAAGAGAAGAGCACGGCTACACTCTCAGGTATGTTGCCAATCATATCGGCGTCACAGAATCCACAGCTCAGCGCCATGAGACCGGCAAAGGTATCCGCGAGATCCCCAGTGCAATCATTGGAGCTTATGCCATACTATATAATGTCAATCCGGCGTACCTCATGGGCTGGACAGATGACCCCAGAAGCCCAGGACAAATCAAGCAGGATGAAGAATACTATTCAGATCCGGATGTTCAGAAGATCATCCAGACCAGAGAGAAGGACGGCAGGTATAAAATCCTGTATGATGCCGTTTCTGATCTGTCCCCAGAGTCTGCGGAGCTGGTAGCAAAAATGATTAAGAAATTCAGCGACAATAAGGAAGAATGAAAACAATAGAGGACGATATCAGAGTGTTTTTGTGCCCGCTTCCGATGGATATAAGGGGCTACACAGTATTTAAAGATTTTCGCTATACAATAGTGATTAACGAGAACCTATGTCAGGATGCCAGGATGAAAGCATACCGACATGAGAGGTGGCACATAGAAAATGGTGATTTTTTCGGAGACAGATCTGTCGGAGAAATCGAAAGAGAAGCACACCGCCGGCAGTAATCTGCTGGCGGTTATTTGTTAGGAGATGAAATTATGAGTAAGAGAAGGGTCGCAATCTACGTCCGCGTCTCCGGTGAAGAGCAGGTAAAAGGTTACTCCATAGCGGAACAAAAAGACCGGCTGCAGACTTACTGCCAGCTAAAAGACTGGATCGTGGTAAGGGTCTTTGAGGATCCCGCCTACTCTGGCGGCACTATGGACCGTCCCGGGCTCCAGTCCATGCTGTCGGCCTGCAGGAAAGGCAGTGTTGATACCGTCCTTGTCTGGAAGCTGGACAGGCTTTCCCGGAGCCAGAAGGATACTCTGTACCTGATTGAAGATGTTTTTAAGCCACTGGGCATTGCTTTTGTAGCAGAGACTCAGAACCTTGATACTTCCACTCCTCTTGGTATGGCCATGATCGGGATCATGGCTGCCTTCGCCCAGTTGGAACGGGACCAGATCAAGGAACGGATGGAGATGGGCCGGGTAGGCCGTGCAAAATCTGGAAAGTGGCGTGGTGGAGCCGGCAGGCCTACGGGATATGATTTCACGGACGGCCTACTTGTCATCAATGAGTATGAGGCCCTGCAGATCCGGGAGATATTCCGTCTGTTTCTGGAAGGAAACTCGCTGCGAAGCATCTGCCTGCACATGAAAGAACATTATGCCAATGAGCATGTAGGTTATACGGATCCGCACATGATCAGCAAGATTCTGCGTAATCCTCTCTACATCGGTAAGATTCAATATAAGGGAGAAATCTATGACGGCCTGCATGACGCCATCATTGACAATGACACCTTCCAGCGAGCTCAGGACCTGTACAGGGAGATGGCAGAAAAGAATCATGACAAATTCCACTCACCTTTTCAGGGCAAACACCTGCTGTCCGGCCTGCTTTTCTGTGGTCACTGTGGAGCCCGGTACTTTGTCCATGGCGGCGTCCGCTACATCAGGCAGGAAGACGGTAAATATAAAAAGACAAAGCAAGGGTACTACTATTACAAATGCTATTCTCGGGACGGCAACTCCCACATGAAAAAGATAAAAGGATGCAAAAATCCTAATTACCGGGTAGAGGAGCTGGATGCTTTTATCCTGGATGAAATCAGGAGTCTGCACTTTGATGAAGGAAAGATTGAAGAGATCATGGGAGAGGTCAGGCCACAGAGAGAAGATCCGGTCCCTGCTCTACGTAAGGAGCTGAAGACTACCGAACGGAAGATAAGCCGGCTCCTGGGGCTGTACGCGTCCGATCTGGACATAGACGCAGAAGACCTTGCTTCTCAGATAAAACCGCTTTATGAGGCCCGGGACAGGCTCAGGAAAGAGATAGAGGAACTCATGAAGGAGAAACACCCTTCCGGCTATCTGACAGAAAAGCAGGTGAGGGAACGGCTGCGGGATGTGGACGTGCTTGACGGCCTTGATTTAGCCCGAAAGAGGGCTTTAGTGAATGACTTGATAGAGAGAATAGTCTTACATGAAAAAGCCGGGGAAATGACGATTTACTGGCGTTTCTGAGGCGTTTTGTAGGTAATGGGGGCAGTAAGGAATCCGTATCCATACTACTGACTAATTTGAAGAGGGAATCTACTGATATAAATCCGGACATTTTTCAAAAATATAGGATACCCTATTGACAATTAATATAGGATACCTTATAATATACTTAACAACAGAAAACCACTACAACAGCAAAGGAGATAAGGAAATGAAGGGAACAGATAAGCAGGTCGCATGGGCACAGGAAATCATCAACGCTTGTGTTGAAATCGTAAATAGAGACCTTGAAGAGCATAAGGCTTCTCTTGAAAGAGCCATCGCAAAAGGCAAAAAGACCACCAGAATCGAAAACATGATTCAGCAGATTGAGGCACTCAGGAACGACATCCTTTCCGCAGACGACATTGATGCAGGTAAAGTCATCAACTACGGAAAAGAAATCGCAAAGGCAAAAGACATCCCCGGTGCTATCAACTGGATGACTATCGACAACACATGGAAAAAGATCAAATAAGGAGGAAACCAAAATGATGACAATGAATAACCAGTACAGCGCAGCATCCCTTTATGACGGAGGATGGAGAGCCGAAGACAGAGACCAGCTGATTGATGAGTACAACCTGACAGAGGAAGACGCAGACGAAATCTGCAGGGGTCTGGCAGAAGTCGAAGAGGAAGCCACAGCCAAAGAATTTGAGGATTACGGCAAGCTGAAATACCTCAATCCCGAAGCCTTCTATGAAGAGGGATGGAGCATCGCAGGACAGGCAGAGGATGAGGACGGAGATGCTTATGACATCGTCCTCAGCAGTGATAAGACAGAGTATAGATACACAAATATCTGAGGAGGTGTGACATGGCACGGACCGAAGCCTTGAAAAAAGCCCAAGACAAATACAGCCAGAAGGTCAAACAGGTCATTTTGAAGTTCAACACAGAGACCGAACTCGACCTGCTGGAACACCTGCAGAAGCAGGATAGGATACAGACCTACATCAAAGCCCTGATAAAGCAGGACATGGAAAATAAAGCATAAAAAATAGCCCCGGGATAGCAGTTCCCGGGGCTTTATCATTGAAACACTGAGCCTGCAGGCCGGTGTGCTTCTCACTTACTTAGTCAATACTTAGTCAAAGGTTAGTCAAGATCGCGCAGAGCTGCCATAGATCTGATTGACCCTGTTCTGGACGATGGCCGGCTTATACCCAGCCGCTGCCAGCGCTATGGCTCTGTCCGGGTTCTGTCCGTACCTTCCGGCAAGGACCTGCTGGGCGACGTCGTCGACCAGCTTCACGTACTCTTGTGCCTTGTCATAGTAGTCATACTTCCCTGCCTGCGTCAGGATGCTCTTCCTCTGCGTCCCGGAGCCCGCAAAGCCCTGCCACACATAATCCGCCATGGCCCAGAGCAGCTCTGTCTCGTCCTGCGCAAACAGGTTGACATAGGACTGGACTTCCTTCGGATCGTAGCCCCCAGCCCGGATCATGGCCGACCTTTCAGGATCACGGCCCCACATCTGCAGCATCACTTCGACGGCAAAATCGCGAGGAAGCCTATTCCGGCGGGTGAAGTTACCGCGCCAATACTTCTTGGCGGCCTTGTTAAATGTGACTGTCCTGCCGTTCCTGGTCACCGTCTGGCCGTTTCTCTCGACCGACGGAAA